AGCCAACTTCTGAAGAAGGAGCGTTAATAAAACGTGAATGGTGGAAAAAATGGGAACACGAAGACCTTCCAGACGTAACTTACGTTATTCAAAGTTACGATACAGCATTTTTAAAAAAAGAAACTGCCGATTACAGCGCAATTAGTACGTGGGGAATTTTTTATCCTGAAGAAGGAGGCAAACCAAATATAATTTTGCTAGATTCTCTAAAAGATAGATTTGAATTTCCAGAATTACGTCGTGAAGCACTAGAACAATATCGATATTGGAAACCTGATATGGTTATCGTAGAGCAAAAAGCGTCTGGTACACCTTTAACACACGAATTAAGACAAATGGACATTCCGGTGATGACATTTACCCCAAGTCGTGGTAATGATAAGCACGTACGAGTAAATTCTTGTGCACCGCTATTTGAGGCTGGATTAATTTGGGCCCCTGACGAGCAGTTTGCAGAAGAAATGATTGAAGAGTGCGCGTCATTTCCACATGGCGATCATGATGACTTAGTTGACAGTATGACTATGGCTATCATGCGATTCAGGCAGGGAGGCTTCCTACCCCACCCAGAAGACTACGAAGATATTGAAACAGAACCTAGGAAGATGGAGTACTATTAATGGCAGCGAACAAAACATTACAGTTTTTTCTACAACCTTTATTGAAAAAGTTTTTTCAAGATATGGGTCGTGACCCTAACAATTTAGAAATGATTCTAATCAAACAAAAAGCGGGTCAGTTACTAAAAGATTCTAACAAAGTAATTCAGTTTCCACAAAAAGAATCTTTTATGCAACAAGTAGAACGAATGAAAAGAAGTGGTGATATCGTAAACCCTAATAATCTTAAAAAGAACGACAACGTTCTTACAAGAGAAATGTTTCAAAACTCTAATTTAAACAAAGTAGCTCGTGACAGAGACAGAGCTATTAAAGCAAAAGCTAGAATAGAAGAGTTTGATTTAGAAAAAGGTTTGGATGATCTAGATAATTTTAGAGTTACCAAAGATGCTGCAGCAGCTAAAAAAGCAATTGATGCCGAGAGAGCAAAAGAAATAGAACCTGTTAATGAAAGATTTGTAGATTATACAATTCAAGACATAAAAACAAAAGAACCTACTGAAGGTAAAAAAATTGTAACTAAAATTATTAAACGAGAAGGTGAGTATAAAGATTTAACAGGAATACAAGCAAGAAGAATATTAGAAGAAACTGATGATTATCTTAAAGGTAAAAACAAACCAGAAGATAAAGCAGATGGTGGTCGTATTGGTTTTAGAGCTGGTAAGTTTGTATTAGATAAAGTTATAGCTAACCTTTTAAAAGACAAAAAGAAAGTTCAACAAGCAGCAGATGATATATTTGGAACTGGTGATTATAAAATGGATGCACAAATGGCAGCAGAAGCTTTAGTAGAAAACAATCCAAGAATTTTTAAAAACAAATTATATGACGATTTAGATTTAGATACACAATTAGAAATTTATGGGGCAGTGTTAGAACCCATACAAAACAAATTGTCTATGGCTATAAAAATGAAAAGAGCAACAAAGCCGGAGAAAACTTTACAATCTATGAAAGAAGGTAAAGGTATTAATATGTCTGACCCAGAAATTGCAGACGAGTTTACAAGATTCATGAAAGAAACAGATCCTGAAGGATTTAAAAAAATAGAACAAACAGTAGAGCTTTCTAACTTTGATCCTAAAGGTCGTAAGAAAAATGCTAAAGGCGGACGTATTGGATATCAAGAAGGTGGTGGAATTGAATCAAGACTAGAACAACTAGGTGGTGATGTAACTTCTGCAGAACAACTATTACAACAAATTAATGAAAGACTACAATCAGCTGAATCTAGTTTAGGTGAAGGTGCTGAAAGTGGTATTGGTAGTTTACCAAGACAAATGCCAATTGGACAAGCTCCAAACATGTCTCCTCTTGAAAACGCTATGAGAGGTTTTGGAAGTGATAACCAATTTAATGTTACCCTACCAGCAACGTTAAAACCAGCAATTCCACAACCTGGCACCCAACCACAATTAGGACCTACAGGATTAAAATTAGATCAACCTTTTTCAGGAGAAACTGTTGGAATTCCAGAACAATATAAAGCTGGTTTTGATGAATTCAAAAAAGGTAAAATGATAATGGGAGGACAAGCTATGAGTTATTCGATGCTTCCAGATGGAAATAGAGTAATGTTTGGTGATACTGGTACTGCTGGAGTATTTAGCGATTATTTAAAATCAATAGGTGCAATGCCTGATAACCCATTTGGACCACGTCAAATNGCACCTAGTTTAGCTTTTCCTAATGCCCAATCAAGNTCATTACCTAGTTCNGGTTTAACAAGTCAATCACCATTACAATCACCATTACAACAACAACAAAATCTAGCAAGAACACTACCTGGTTTATTTGCTAAAGGTGGACGTGCAGGATTTTACACAGGTGGTATTGCAGATATTGAACCAAGTCTCGATGACATAGGACACGGCTCAGATTCATTGATGGCTAGAACGAGATTGATGTCACCAGGTAATCAAGCAACAACATCAACAGGATTAAATTATTTACTTGCAGAAGATAATGACAATTTAAGAGTTCCATTTAAAGTTGGTGGTAGCGGAAGACGTGACTTTTTAAAATTACTTGGAATATTAGGTGGTGGTATTGCAGGAATTAAATCAGGGTTATTTGGAATGGGTGGTAAAGAGGCAACTAAAAAAGCTGTAACAGAAACTGTAAAACAAACTGCAGGATCAGGAACCCCTCCTCCGTACTTTTTTAAACTAGTAGAAAAAATTAAAACGATGGGTGATGATGTAACAGAAAAAGCTGCAACTACAGACAGAGAAAAAGTTACAAGATTCAAAGATTATGAATTAACAGAAGATATTACAACGGGCGAACAAACAATTCAAAAAAAATCTATAGAAGGTGATTTTGATACTCCTGTGCCTACTTCTGAAGAAGTTTACATGAATTATAAACCTGGAGTAGGTCAAGCTGATGAAACAACAGGAAAAGTTGCTGATCAGTATGTAGAAGATACTTCTTATATTGGAACTAGTAGAGGTAACAAAGGTGAAATTATAGATACTGTTGATGGTGTTCCAGACGAAGTTATTCAAGAAGGAACTATGTTTGAAGATAACATAACAGAGTTTGGAAAAACTAAAAAAGCAGAAGGTGGTCGTATTGGTTTTGCTGGTGGTAAACTTGCTACATTTTTAGCAGATAAAACAATTACAGGTTCATCACGTAGATTTTTAGAAAAAATATTTGGTAAAGGTAGTCTTGATGAAATGCTTAAACGAGATCCTAACATGCATAGAGGAATGTTAGAAGTTGTCGAAATGTTTAGAAAAAGAGACAAAGAAGGTTTAAAAATGTATATGCAAAAATTCTTACCACACATGGATGATGAAACAGTTGAAGCGTTTATAAGAGGCGATGCAACTGATCTTGCTGGACAAGGAAAGTATGGTCTTGATAANATACAAGGTCAGCTAATTAGACTTGGTAGCGGTAGAGACTACGCAGAAAAAATAGAATTAATGAAAAAAGCCGATAATATGAGAAAGCTAAATGCCTTAGATGTTAAAGATCGTAAACCTAATGCATCAGGTGGTGTTGCTAAACTGTTAGGTGAATAATGGACATAGAAAAAATTCTATANACCTTNGANGATGACTACAATCCAAGCTCCATGGTCCCTGGACCACGGAACATGTACAATCAAGGACAGCTAGTACAACCCAATGCTGACGGATCACGGCCCGGGTATAGTGGAGACAATGTTAGAAAATTACGATCAGGGGTAGAAGTTTCTAGTAAAAAAACAAAAGTTTTTAAATATCCAAGAAAAAATTTTAAAGGTGAAATTAATTATTATAAAACTCCTCAAATAACTCGTGCAGGTATTGAAGGTGTTCCTGCAAATGTAGGTACAAAATTAGCAAGACCTAAAGATGGAAAATCTTTTCAAATATTACATTATCCAGACGGAATAGAAAACAAACCAAAATTATCTTTATTTAAAACTGAAAAACAAGCAGTTGATTTTTATAACAAAAACGTAAAAAAAGGATCTGGTGCTCAAGTAAAAGATACGTTTGATAAACAATCAAAAGAATTTAAAGATTTTTTTAAAGATCCAAAAATATACAGACGTTATTATGACGGTCCTTTAAACGCTTCTTCCATTGATAAAATTTGGTTGAATCTATCTTCAGAAAACAAAAGACAAGCTAAAGAATTATTAGGTACACAAGATAAAAATATTAAAGAAGCAAAGGAACTTACAAAAAAAGGTTACATAAAAGTAACAGATCTTGCAGGTGAATTAGATAGATCGCCTGATGAAGTACTTCGAAGTATGAAAACTTCTAAAAAATTCAATAAACTGTTTCCTAATTATTTAGACGGATTAAAAACTGCTTCTAACGGAACTAAATGGATAAAAACAACACCTTCAACTTTAACAAAATTAAAACAATGGGCCGACGATCCTCAGTCTAAAGGATTATCCGAAAAAACAATTAAAAATGTTCAAACAGCTTACGACGATAAAAAGTTAATGGATTATTGGAAAAAATGGAAACCAGGAACTCCTATTGATCAAGAATTAGTGGATAGTGTCCACGGTAAAAAAGGAAGTGCAAACACTATGATGCAACTTGGAAGAACTTTACAAGGTAAAGAGTCAATAGATGGTATTAAAAAAAATAAATTTTTAGGAGATAAAATTATAGNAGCTGTTCGTTATAAAGCACAAGAATTTGGGGATTGGCACACAGCTGCATATAAATATGCAAAACAAGATATGGATANTTTTTTACCACCAGGAAAATCTGGAACCACATTTGGAGATTATCAAAGATTACTTACTAAATCTTTAAAAGAAGTTGGATTAGAAGATTTTCAAGTAGATGAAATAAACGCGCTTAGAGCTGGTGTTAGCGGTGGCACTCAACCTTATTCTGTTTTTACAAATTTTTTAGAAGGAAAATATAATCAAGGAGTAAAAAGAAGATTTGATGCTGAAAACGCAAAAAATCAAATGAAATTAAATAGAGCATTAGCTATGGGTGATGATGAAACAATTACAGTATCTAAAAAAAAGATGAACAAAAAAGAATATATAGATTACGTTCTTAAACTTCAAAACGATCAAGTAGATAATTTTTTTAAAAAAGTTCCAGAATTAAAAGGCAAAATATCTTTACCTAAATTTGATTTAAGAGATCCTAGAACTGTTTACGGTGCTAGATTTAATACTTTTGATCCAACTTTACAAAACGCTATTTTAAAAAATTTTGAAGAAATAGGGTTCACTATTGATGTTGGTAAGAAAGCTAAAACTCAAAAAGAATTATTAAGAAGTAATCTTTTAAAATTTGCAGGAACTATAACAGATAAATGTAAAATAGATTTTAAAGCTGAAGGAGGTCGTATTGGTTTTTCAACAGGAAGTGAGGATTGTTTAAGAATAGCTAAAGAAGGTTTGGAAGAAGGATTAAAAAATGGTTTTAAAAAAGGAAATCAACAAGTATTAGCAGANGGTATTTTAAAATCAGGTAAATTTTTTAAAGACGCTNTATCANTAAGAGGTTTGCTTGGTCCAGCAGCTTTAGCATTTACTGCAGCAGCAGAAGCAGGAATCGTTGGTTATGATATGTTATCAAGTGGTAAGTCCTTTAGAGAAGCAATAGGTGATAGTGTATTTAATTATGCATTAGGTGATAAAACTAAAATAGATTCTGACGAAGAGTTTATTAAAAGATTAAAAAACATAAAAGTTGGTCCACAGGGTTATCAACGTATGGGTGATGCAGAGATTGGTAAAATGTTACAGTTTAAATCTAATCTAGAGGATATGTACAAAGGTTTTGATTTATCTAATCAATTACAAAATGTTGATCAAGCTATTTTAGATAATAAAGCAAGTCAAGACGGCACTCAAATGTTTCCGGATACTGCTTTTCAATTAGATGCTGAAAAAGATAGACTACAAGCTGACATACAAGACTACAATAGAGTAGGTACACCTCGTAAAGTTACCGATTATTTTTTATCTGATAAAGGTACAAAAGGAGCCGATGCATCAGCTCTTGCAGATTTATTAGTTAGACAAGATCAATTAAAAGATGCTGGTAAGTTTTTACCTAGTTTATCAGGAGATAAAAGAAGAGATAGAGAAAGAAAAGAANTATCTTATGGTATAGAGAATTTACTTAACCCACCTAAACTTGATGNATTTGGAGAATACTTTGTAAGTAGACCTCAATCAGAACAAAGTTATATAATGGGGTTAGGTTATAAGGAAGGAGGCATAGCTAGTTTAAATGTCAAGAAATAGAAAACAACAAAACAAAAAACCAACTTTAGCACAGAAGCTTCAAGCTAANCCTGGTTTTAAATGGTGGGCAGTNCCACCTAAAAAAGGACCNCTATCACAGGGGTTGAAATTACCACCAAAACAAGTTAAGAAAGTCTAGGAGAAAATATATGGCAGATATAGATAAAGCTCTCCCTAACGATAGACGACCTGAAGAAGTTGCAGAAGAGGTTAACGTTGAGGAGATTGAACAATTAAAAGGACCAGTAGAAGTTACAGAAGACGAAGAAGGGGCTACAATTGATTTTGACCCTAACGCAATGCCTTTACCTGAACAAGGTGATTTCTATGCAAACCTAAACGAATTACTTCCAGAAGAAGATACTGATGCCATGGGCAATCAGTTACAACAAGATTACATGGAATATAAAAACTCTCGTAAAGAATGGGAGAGAGCGTACATACAGGGATTAGATTTATTAGGATTTAAATACAATAACAGAACTGAACCTTTTCAAGGAGCAAGTGGTGCAACACACCCAGTGCTTGCTGAAGCAGTTACACAGTTTCAAGCTTTAGCTTACAAAGAATTATTGCCTGCAGATGGACCGGTTAGAACAATGGTAATGGGTAAATCAGATCCACAAAAAGAAATGCAAGCACAAAGAGTTAAAAACTTTATGAACTATCAGATCATGGATAAGATGAAAGAATATGAATCTGACTTTGATCAAATGTTATTTTATTTACCTCTTGCAGGTTCTACATTTAAAAAAGTTTACTACGATGAATTATTGGGAAGAGCTGTTTCTAAGTTCGTCCCAGCGGATGACCTTGTTGTTCCGTATACGGCTACCTCATTAGACGATGCAGAAGCAGTCATTCACGTTGTCAAGATGTCAGAAAATGAATTAAGAAAACAAATGGTATCTGGTTTTTATTCTGACATCGAGTTGACAAAACCAACAGGTACAATCACTAACGACCTTGAAGAAAAAGAGAGAGAAGTAGAAGGTATTACAAAATCCCAAAGAATCGATTCCTTATACACAATTCTAGAGTGTCACGTTAACCTAGACTTAGAAGGTTTCGAAGACCTTGGCCCCGACGGAGAGCCAACGGGAATAAAATTGCCTTACATCGTAACAATCGAAGAAGGCAGTAGGAAAGTTTTGTCTATCAGACGAAACTTTGCGCCCAATGATCCAAAGAAAAATAAAATCCAATATTTTGTCCACTTCAAGTTTCTGCCAGGACTAGGATTTTATGGCTTAGGATTAATTCACATGATTGGCGGATTGAGTCGTACTGCAACTGCGGCTCTCCGTCAATTGCTAGACGCTGGAACGTTATCCAACCTACCCGCAGGATTTAAGCAAAGAGGTGTCAGAGTAAAAGATGATGCTGCAAATATACAACCAGGAGAATTTAAAGATGTTGACACTCCAGGTGGTAATCTAAAAGATGCTTTCGTATTCTTACCTTACAAAGAACCATCAGCAACCTTATTACAGTTGATGGGAATTGTAGTTCAAGCAGGACAAAGATTCGCGTCCATTGCTGACATGCAGGTTGGGGACGGAAATCAACAGGCCGCTGTTGGTACGACCGTAGC